CTTCTTTTGAAACTAATTATAAATCTACCTCTAATAATCCCGTTAATCCTATTATTTTTGAGAATAATGCACAACTAGACGCATTCTCGAGATTAAGAACGGTTCAACCACAAACTATATTTGATAATAAGCAATTAGTTGATAATCAACCACTTATTTTTGATGATCAACAAATAAGTGGTAGCGGCACTACCTCTACTTATATAGTTAATCAGGCAACAACACAATTATCTGTTAGTAATGTTACGGCTGGCACACGTGTCAGACAAACTTTTTCTAGATTTATGTATCAGCCTGGAAAATCTACGTATATTAAAATGACCAGTGTTTTGGGCACTGGAACAACGGGGATTACTAGACGAGTTGGATATTTTGACGGATATAATGGATTATTCTTTGAATTATCTGGGACTACTATGAATGTAGCTCTTAGAAGTGATACCAGCGGCTCTCCTGTTGATACCCTGATTCCACAAACTAGTTGGAATTTAGATCGATTTGATGGAACTGGTCCTAGTGGTGTAACATTGGATACAAGTAAAGTTCAAATTTTTGTTATTGATTTTCAATGGTTGGGTTCAGGTAGAATAAGATTTGGATTTAATATTAATGGATCTAATACATATGTGCATGAAATATCAAATGCAAATACAAATAATATAGTATATATGTCTATTTCAAATTTACCGATTAGATATGAAATATCTAATGATGGAACTGGTTCAGCCGCTAATTTATTTCACATATGTTCTTCTGTTACTATTGAAGGAGGATTACAAGAGACTGGTTTAGTATTATCCGCAGATAGGGCGACCATAGGTTTAACCACACATAATGATAGTAATATTTATCCTTTAATAGCAATAAGATTAAAATCAACATACCAAATGGCAACTATAGATCCATTGTTGTTATCTATTGTATGTACATCTGATACCGTATATAGATATTGCTTATTGATAAATCCTACTGTTACTGGAACCTCTTTATCTTTTAGTGGAATAACTAACAGCGCCATTGAAGCTGCCCTCACTACTACTAATGCTACTACTGTATCTGGTGGAACTCAAATTTTATCTGCGTATGTTGATGCAAGTCAAACCCAATCAATCTTAATTTCTGATATACCCACTTATGTTCGCATTGGGGCTAATATTGCTGGTGTCTCTGATATTTTAGTGTTGGGAGTACAGAGAATAACTGGAACTTCTGAAACATTTTATGGTGGAATGTCGTGGAGGGAACAGATTTGACCGAACATTTTGATTTTGTTGATATATAGTGTTTTGGAGGTGCTTATGCACTATTTGTACAGAATCACAAATCAACTTAATGGAAAAGTTTATATTGGTCAAACAGTAGAAGACAAGAGAAGATGGGGCGCCCATAAGTCTTTCGCTAAAAATCCGGAGAGTACGGGACAGTATATCCATCGAGCCATGGCCAAGTACGGTGTTGAAAATTTCATTTATGAAGTTGTTGCTATTTGTCGTACGCAAGAAGATGCCAATTATATTGAAGATCAAATAATTAATCAGTATGATAGTAGAAATAAAGATAAAGGTTATAATTTACGACCTGGTGGAAATACTTGGGATGATGCTTCTCGACAAAAACAGTCGGAAATTTTATCAGAATATTATCGAACGCGCCCTCACCACACAAAAGGGATAAAGCTCTCAGAAGAGCATAAGAAAAAAATAGGAATCGGTAGCAAAGGTCACCCTGTTTCCAATGAACAAAGAAAACAAATATCAAAAGCACTTATGGGCCATGAAGTATCGGAAAAATCTAGGAGACGAAGCTCCGAAGTTCATAAAGGTAAAAAACAATCAGAAGAAACAAAAAAGAAAAGAAGAGAAACTTGCGAAATGCGCAACGTTAATTTTTCTAGTAATTGCGTTTTAACACCAGAAAATATAATAGAAATTAGAACACTATATAATAGTACTAAAACAACATATGATAAGTTGGCAAATCAATTTGGTGTTGCTTCGTCCACCATCTCGGATATTATTAACTATAGAAGTTGGAAAAATATTAAATGAAACCATATTTTGTCTTCAATAATGGTACTATTTCTGCCAGCGGTTCACAAGTATTTACCGGATTTGAGTCCAATGAAATAGTATTGGTCATCAATATTCTCAACGCCCCTACTGGCACTAGCCCTACCTTACAATTTACCATTCAAGAAGTAGATCCCGTCAATCAAGCTACTTCACTAGGCAGTTCCGCTAGCTCTTCCATCATCAATGCGGCTACCGCCACTACCATCCAAATATCTAATAGCGTCAGTAATACCGTTCAAGTATCTTGGACGTTGGGCGGTAGTGCCTCTCCCACCTTTACTGGCGTCAATGTAACACTAGTCCAAAAAATAAGTGGTAGTACCGTTACTTCTAATCAAGGGACAGCTAACACTTTAGCTAATGCTTGGACAACAGAAATCACTGATGGCACTCACGGACCTGTAGCGGTCAAAGCAGCAAGTACCGCTTCTATTGCAACCGATCCTTCTTTAGTTATAGCATTTTCGCCTAATTCACCTTTACCAACTGGTTCCAATGTTGTTGGTGCCGTTACTCAATCTGCTGGACCTTGGACAGAAAATCTTACACAAATTGCCGGTAATGCTATTACCACATTAGCTGCTGGAGAACAAAAAGTAGCTGTAGAAGGTTTAGCTGCTGCTGGTGCTGCTGTATCTGGTAATCCTGTTCAGATTGGTGGTAAAGATCCGAGTGGTGATGCCCAACCGATAGCTTTGGCGTCCGAGCAATCACAATATGTGACGCCTTCTCCCAATCGCCGGGTGGTGCAATCCAATGCGACAGTTACCACCAATGGCTCCGCCATTTTTAGCGCGTATGGCAACAAAGAGATCTCTCTTTTTATCAATATCAAAAATGCTCCAACTGGAACCACCCCCACAATAACATACACCATTCAGGAAGTAGATCCTGGCGATTTGGTCACGGTTGTAGGAACTTCCACAACAGGTTCCGCTATTACTGCCATTGGTACGCAGATTCTTACACTTTCAGTCACTAAATCTGGTGTCATCCAAGTATCTTGGACAGTCACTGGCACGACACCAAGTTTTACCGGCGTCTATGCCACTTTAGTTACTAAATTACCTGGAGTTATGATTGGCGTAGATTCTACTGGTGTTCAGCACCCCCTTCTAACTGATTCCTCCGGTAACCTAAAAACCAATGTAGCCCCTGTTACTGGAGGTGCTATCGCTTTCGGAGATGTCAATTTAAGTGCGGTGACAACAGCTGCTGTCGAAAGAACAGCATATACGGAACAATCAGCTAACTTTACTGGTTCCGTTAAATCATCAAGTGCCAACGATGCGGCGGCAGGAACTGGCGCTCGTACGGTTACTATTACTTATCTTGATTCTACTGGAGCTGGTCCCAATACCGAAACAGTAACTCTCAACGGCACTACTGCCGTTAATCTAGTCAATACTAATCATTGTTTCATTGAAAAGATTGTGGTAACCACCGTTGGATCTACCGGATCAAATGCTGGAACTATCTCTCTCTTTACGGGAGCGGCAGGTGCTGGAACCTTGGTTGGTACTATAGGGGTTAATGATAATAGAACATTTTGGACACATCATTATACACCCACTGGTAAAACAACCTACATTACTGGTACTCTGATTGGTAATAGCTCCACAACCGTGGGGGCTGGTGCCACATATGCCATTAAATCATTGGGTTATGCAATCGCAAACGCTCCAGAAACACAAGTAGGGGATACACTTACTTTATATGGACAGTCCAGTATGACTCCTCGTCTTTATACCACAGCTATTCCGTTGGCTGTAGGACCTGCCAGAGTTCGTATGTATGTAACCACATTATCCGCCACTAATCAAACCTATCGTGCATCCTTCGACTATTATGACCAATGAGGAATAACTAATGAGCGTTAATTTTGGTACTGGTATAACAGTCATTTCAAATACTTGGGTTAATTTTAAAGCTACTGTCATAGCTAAATCTTTATCTATGCAATACTTGGACGACAGCGTAATAACGACAGTTTTCGCTTTTGACGGACCCTCTTTAGCATATTCATGTGTCATATATGATGGTACTGTGCCATATCCTGTAATTAATGCCGGTTATTCTCAAGCTCAAAATGATTCTGATCTTTCAGATTTCCAAACTAATTGGCTACCAAGTGCTAATCAAGAAGCGGCTGTTAGTGTCTCGACTGGTAGTCTTGCTGCCTTAAATGCTACCGTACAAATATCTATGTCTGGTAGTCAGTCAGTAGGTATTCAAATTGCTGCTGGAACTTTTATTGGTGATATTCTAGCAGAAACTTCATTTGATAATGGAACTACTTGGAATCAAACATATTTTAGTCAAGTGGGATCTGGTAATAAAAATGTTGTTCTTGCTTATAGTTCAGCTAATACTGCTGGAGCATATACATTTGTTATGAATGGTGGTGTGGGATTGGCACGTATTCGTGCCTTTGCTTACACATCTGGATCCTGCAATGTTACGTTACGTGCCTCTAACATCAGTGATGAGTCTTTGGAATTATTCACTGCTACACCTGGCACTACTAATCCACCAAGCTTGGCAATTGTTGGAGCTTCAGTTACTACCGCTGCCCCAACTTATACCACTAGTTCGGCAAATGCTCTATCGCTTAATACCTCTGGTGGTTTGAGAGTGGATGGTTCTGGTGTGACTCAACCAGTCTCTGGAACTGTCGCTGCCACACAATCAGGTGCCTGGACAGTGCAACCAGGCAATACTGCTAATACTACTCCTTGGCTAGCCACAATCAATCAAGGCGGCAATTCAGCTGCTGTCAAAGCAGCTTCAACAGCCGCAGTCGCGACGGACCCTGCTGTTGTAATAGCAGTGTCACCCAACAATACGGTGGCTACTACTGCCCCTACTTTAACTAAGGGAACACAAGGAGCTAATGGTTGGTCAGTACAAAACTTAAAAGATTCTGGAAGAACTTCTTTTGTGGCTGTTGCGTCTGCCACCACTGGCGTTACCACCGAAGCCCTTATCTCTTTAACCCCAGTTCGTACAGTGACTGCTGGTAGTGCCGGCACTTCTTTAACAGTAACTTCTGGTAAAACGATGCGTCTGCAAGCGTTATCTTTGTCTATTCGCAACACTACCACTACCCAAGCTGGTGCTATCATTCGTCTTAGAATGAATAGCACGACAGTAACAGCTACTAGTCAAGTGTTCACAGCAGTTGCCACTACATCCCTAAATGCCTTAGCTGGTGGAACTAATTCGGTAAATATAGATTTACCGGATGGGTTCGAGATTTCTGGCACTACCCAATTTGGTATTTCTCAATTATGTTCTACTACTAGTTGTACTCTGGATATTTCACTGATCGGATTTGAATATTAACAGTAAAGTTTATTTTTCAGTTACTAAACTAATATATAGTTGGATATTTAAAATGGAGAAAAATATGAGTGTATCTGCTGTAACTATTCCTGTTCCACCAAATAGTAATGAATCATATTCTATGTTCGTCTGGGTGCCACAAGTGGGTGGTTCTACCGATCCATTAAGTTCTGATTCTAATATGCAATCTCTGTTAAACTTCTGTTCTAATAATGGAGTAAATATTCTTTATCTAGATATGTGGGTCTATCTAGGGGGTAGTAATTTTACTACTTCTCATGCACAAACTTTCCAAAAGTTCATTCATTATGCTCATGCTTCTGGCATTCGCGTCTACGCTCTGGCTGGTAATGATGACTGGCAACATAATCAACAGTGGGTCTTTGGAAATATTGTGAAAAATATTGCCCAATATAACGCTTATTGTGCCAATAATTCTAGTAACACTTTTGGTATGTTTGATGGTGTTTGTTTAGATGCCGAATACTGGACTCAAACTGGTGGTTATACCTCTACTGATGTAGTTGGTATGTGCGACCTGATCAAAGCTATGAAGGTAGCTTTGGATATGCCGGTGGGTTTCTGTCCAACCGTGTGGCTAGCCGATCCTACTAGTGCGGCTCTGACCGTTACCTACGATGGATATACCGGTCTCGAAGGTCAAGTTTTGATGACCGTTGCAGATTTTTGTTGTGTTCAAAACTATTATAATAGCTCCACCACTCAAATCTCTACTTTCCAAAATTGGTTTAATTTCGCCAGTCAATCTGGTCTAGGCTACAATTTCGGATTGTATTGTGTCTCTTTGACCGATAGTGGTTTTGGCTCTGAGTCCTACTGGACCGGCTCTTCTGGTGCTAAGGCTACTTTGACCACTGCTCAAACAGATGTCTCTAATGCATTTACCGCTTCCCCTAATACAAACGCTTGTTTTAGAGGAAATTGCGTGGAACAATATGCTTCTTACAAACAGATGACCTAAAGGTTGTGAGTAGAGAAGTTTGCTGGGCATTTTTCTTGTATATTAGTATGGCAACTATCGCATTTTTCTCCGGCAATACTTTTTTCTCTCAAATGATTAAACTATTTACCAACAGTCCTATTAGTCATTCGGCTATTGGTTTTGTGGGTACAGATGGCAAACAGTATTGGCTAGAGGCTGTAGGTGCCGGGGTGCGTATTATCCCCAGAGAATGGGAAACAGACTTGTATGCCGAATTTCAAGTAATACCCAATATAGATAATGAAGTGGCATTAGCCGAGAAGAAAGTGGGAGAGCCATATGCTAAGCTCACTATTTTAGGTTTTGCTATTATGATTATCGCCAAGTGGTTTGGTATCGGCATTAACAACCCGTTTTATGAAAAATCGGCGGTCGTGTGTTCCGAGTTCGTGGTAGAGTCCGATACTCAACATCTGATTAAAGAGTTTGACGGATTGGATCCCGCTGATATTAACCCAGCTACCTTGTATGCTATTTGCAATCAGGGAAAAAGTTTTAAGAAAATCTTCCCAACCTCATAATCTGATATATATTTAAGGGGCCTTGGCGGGCGAGGTTTTATGATTGGAAACAACATATTTAACAAAGTTGTTAATAAAAGATATTGGAAGCATATATGAAAGCTCTCGTTCATTCGGGTGGTGCCGCCAAAGGGGCCTGGGCTTGTGGTGTTATTCAGCATTTACTCGGAGAACTCAAAATAAATTATGATATTTACACGGGCACGAGCGTTGGTGCTATAAATACTGCTTTTCTTGCAATGTTTAAGAGTGGTGAAGAAAAACAAGCCGCTGAATTATTAAAAGAATGGTGGTTAAAACTTGATAATTCTAAAATATACAAGCCTTGGCCATTTTGGGGGCGTATAGCGGTAGCCTGGCAAAAATCTTTTTATGATAGTTCGCCCTTGCATTCTATTATTAGAGAAAATATAAGTCTTGAAAAGATTAGATCTTCTGGTAAAAAAATAACTATTGGAGCTCTCAATTTACACACTGGAAAATATACTATATTTAATCAAGATAATGATAATTTTATTAGTGCCATATTGGCTTCATCTGCATTTCCAGCAGCCTTAAATCCTGTCAAAATTGATAATGATCTTTTTGTAGATGGGGGTATGAAAGTTATAAGTCCAATAAAATTGGCTATTGAAATGGGTGCAAATGAAATTGACGTGATTACTACATCTCCAGATGTAAGAGACAAAAAGTTCATACAAAATCCCAATATAATAGATATTGTTAGGCGTGCCTTTGATGTATCTACTGATAAAATCCTGTCAAATGATATAGAATTAGCTATAATGCACAATAAATTAGCCGAAGCCGGATTGGATGATAAAAAACTCATTAAACTTCGTATTATAAAACCACACTATAATTTACTCGATAATGTTTTAGATTTTAATCCTCATAAAATTAGAGAAATGATACAAAAAGGACTATTGGATGCAGCCACAAAATATACAATGCAATAATTTTACATTACTAATATGTCTAATACCGTACTAACATACTCCCCTGGCCAAGTAGCCACTGTTTTTTGGCAAATTCTAAATCTAGATGGCTATAGAGTAGATGGTTATGGCGGTGCCCCCGTCATAACAAGAGTTGTCCTTCCTAATCTAACAGTGGCTGCGGGTTATCCAGTTTCCATGAATAGATTTGATGTGGGACTCTATGTTTATTCTTTTACATTACCAACTGGGGCAGCCTCTGTGGGGTCATATTTAGTAGATATACAGTGGTATAATCCAGATACTTTACAATTACAAGAAGATTTTGTTCAAATTGTCGTTAATTCACCGTATGGCGTGTATAGCGTTATTCCAATAGGATAAAGGCATAATTTTACATAGTAAGAGGAGATTCTTCGATGACTAATAACTTTCCTAATATTGGATACGCCACAGTTGGTCGTGACTTTAATTTTTTTCAGAAATTGGATGTTACTGCTAGTACTTTTGGTGGGGCCTCTATTAGTGGCCAGCAACCCGATATGGTTATCACCTTCCCCACCTACAGTGTCATTTTTACTAATATAGATGCTAATCCAAGTGGTACCTTTGTGGCTAGCAAAGTTGTTGAATATTCATTTAATGGACAAACAGTTCATGGAACATTGGGTAGTTGTCCAAGTGATGTAGTTTTAACTTTTAATAATAGAGTTATTTCAGCTATTTGGTTTAGGGTGCAATCTGGTTCTTCTGGTGCTAATATTTCTGTACAAGCCTGGGGTATTAGATAATTAAATAATTTGGAGTAAGTAATGAGTAAGAAACATGATGAATTGAGTGCCTCGGATTTTAAGAACTTTCATGTTCCCGATATTAACATTGATATGTCGGATCCAAATAACTACAGCAATAGGGTTTTGTCAGAACAGGAAACCCGTCGTCGACTTTTGAGACATGCCCGTTTAGTGGGTTGCGAAAAAGATATGCTGCTCCTTTTTTCTAAAGCAGATAAGATGATGAAATCTTGTTCCAATGAAGAAGAACGAAAAGATATGGGAAAGTTATTTGCGACCCAGGTTTACAAATTGCTGGGCGGCGGTGGTGAATTGGTTGTCGATGGCCAGATTGTGTGTAAAGGTTAATTAAGGAAATAAAATGAGTGAAAATAAGTATATTGGTGAGGTATGCTGGTTCGATCCCAAAAGGGGTTTTGGATTCATTTCGTGGGAAAAAGATGGAGTTAAGCAAAAAGATCTCTTCTTGCATTTCTCCGATATTTCTTGCGAAGGATTCAAGACTGTTTTTAAGCATCAAAAGGTATCTTTTGGGCTCGGCGTCAATGTACGTGGCGATCCAAAGGCTATCGACGTGATTGTGTTGAAGAACTAATTATTTCTTCAAGAAAATTTCCACAATCTGAGCGATCAAAGTAATCAAACCGGTGATGAATAAAACTTGCATTCTGAATAAATCTTTATTGGTCTCATCTGTTTGTTTGATAAGCTTCTCTAATTTCTCAGAGTGATCGTCTAGTTTTTTATCTATGTCACCCTGATTGTTTTGGATAGTGTCCAAAGACTTAATGATTTCTTCATTTTGCTCAGCTACTTCAGTTTCAATCTCAATAGCTTTCTTGTTAACCTCCAAAATGAGATCGAGGTCTTTTCGCTTGAGAGCATCGCTTTGTTTTTCGACCATGTGACCTCATTTGCGGGTTAGTTCTTCTTGCGGTTTTTCTTTCTATCCTTAATTTTGGAAATAACAGTATCTACCTTCTCTCCCAATTTTTTATAATCATCAACGATTTGTTCTTCCACCTCGGGCAGAGTTTCGGGAGCGTCCGCCAAAATGATATCGAGAGCTGTATTGAGTTGTTTACGCTGCATGTGATTATCCTTTTTTGATAATTAGTGGTTGTGTATCCATGTTGGCTGTGTCAGCGTTTTCATTTGCAAACTCTTCATCGCTGATTTGTAATTCTTCATATTTTTCTTCTTTAATAACTAAGGTAGATCTTTCACGAGACGGAATATTAGACTCATGATTGATTGGTATGTTTCTTTCTACTGTCATAAGATCAATATACTTACCTTCGGGGACATCGGGGCGATCATGACGGACAAAGATTTTATCACGTTTCACGAAAAGGGAGCCAGATTGGGCTGATTTTTGGAGTTGTTCCATGGTATATTGATAGTGTTTGGTATCCATCAGATTAATAGTTCTAAAAGCAGGAACAGTAAGGTTTAGGTCGGCTAAACTGACATTCCTATTAGAAAAGTTAGTCACCCAAAAGTGATATTGAGAGTATTTTTCCTTAGTTTTCATGATACTCTATTATATCTCTATATTAGCATCAATAATAGAGCATTTATCTGAGGTAATGATGGTTATTAAAGCTAGAGGCGAGCTGATCGACGTCACAGATCAGGTTAATTTAACTGTACAATATAAGGATCCCTTTGGCAATCCCGTCAGCCCGGATACCTTTCCTACAATTTCTATTATTCAGCCAAGTGGCTTAGTGGCCCTAGCACCAACCTCCACCGGCGTGACGCAGGTGTCTCCTGGTCTATTTTCTTTTATTTTTACCATCCCTATCAATGGTCCGTATGGCACCTGGCGAGATGATTGGGTAGCCTATGTCAATGGATATAGGTTTGAGCAAATGTTTGAGTTTATAGTTCTACATACTCAGGTTCCAAGTATCAATTCTGATGGTTATGTTCATTTAGGGGATGATCCTGGATTTAACTATTCTCAACATGCCACCAAAAATATTAACAAACTTGTTAAGTCTCTTAAAGCCAGACTTAATAGTTCAGGTAAAGCCAAGAGTGCTGATGCTTATGGCAATGTTATTTATGTAGATTGTGATATCTTCTCTTACGACATGCTGGTCACTTTTATCGCTACCGCTTTGTGGGATTTCAACCAAGTGCCATACTTTACTTTTTTTGATTTCGACGATACTTCTTTCGTAGAACAGTTCGGGGAAATTTTGGTAGAAGGTGCTACTCTTTATTCCTTGGCTTCTAAGGCTTTAATTGAAAGAGGAAGAGAGTTTCAGATTACCGATAATGGGCTCAATTTCAACCCACCGACAGTTTCTGAATTGATGATGACTGAATATAGTGCATTGTTAACAGCCTATAATGATAAACTCCGCTATATCAAAAACTCACTTCGTCCCAGCCCAAGGGGCCTCGGCGTTTTCTCAATGAATTCGGGTATCAACCCCCAATTTTCGCGTTTGCGCCACCTAAGAGCTCGCAGGCTTATTTAATGTCTTGTTCTTTTTACACCATCTAAAAAGTTCTGTTTAGAACCTAATGGTCGTAAGTTATCCAACGACCAGCATTTCTTAAAATTATCATTTTCCATATTTGTGTATGGAAGAAGTGATTGTGGGATGATATGATCTATTTGCCA